ATAGCGAGATAGAGCCTTTCCCGTCTGCCGTACTCAAACACCATTACCCCACCGTCCCTAACTATGGGGACATGACCCAATACGAGGCATGGCCTGATGAACCAATCAACCTTCTTGTGGGAGGAACCCCTTGCCAATCCTTCAGCGTCGCAGGACTGCGAAAAGGACTGGCAGACCCGCGTGGCAACCTCATGCTTACCTACGGCGCAATTGCTAAACGCTATCGCCCCGAGTGGTTGGTATGGGAGAACGTCCCCGGTGTCTTGTCGTCTAACGGAGGACGGGACTTTGGAACCTTCCTCGGAATGTTGGCAGAACTCGGGTATGGGTTCGCCTACCGGGTTCTTGACGCTCAATACTTCGGAGTGGCCCAGCGACGCCGCCGTGTGTTCGTTGTCGGATACCTTGGAGACTGGCACCGTGCCGCAGCGGTTCTATTTGAGCGCCACAGCCTGCAAGGGCATCCTGCGTCGAGCCGAGAAACGCGGCAAGACGCTGCCAAGTGCCTTACAGCAAGCTTTGGAATGCGTCTTGACCCAACGTCAGAAACCTTCCCCATAGCGCCTACGTTGCAAGCCCATGACGGGGCAAAGTGGGGCAGCAACCAATGGGTTGATGAGGGCAAAGCCATTGTGGAGCGCGTTGCAGAGACTTTAATGGCAACGGATCACAAAGGCCCGGGTCATAACCGTGACCACAACTTTGTAACGCAGCCGTACATCGGTGGCGTGGATTACGAAAACAACGCGCATACGATGGACGAGTCAACAGGGCCGTTGCTTAAAGGGTCGCCAACCGGCGGAGGCAGACCACTCCCAGCCATTGCAACCGCCACGCAAGTCCGCCGCCTCACGCCCGTGGAGTGCGAGCGGCTGCAAGGCTTCCTAGACGGTTACACCAACATTCCTTGGCGCAACAAACCAGAGTCACCTGACGGCCCACGTTACAAGGCAATAGGCAACAGCATGGCTGTGCCAGTGATGCGTTGGATCGGTGAGCGTATCGCTGCCGTAGAAGCGTTATGAGCCGTACCGCCTACCACCGTGCTTATTATTGGTCGCGTATAAGCGAGCGCCGTGCGTCTGCAAGGGCTTCACGGCGTAAGGCAAGGGAGAGGGCAGCGGTCATCAAGATTGTCTGTGATGCCGTCACGGAAGCTAGAAACGAAAAGCCCCCGGTTGGCGGGGGCTTGACGCGGCAGGGGGGCTGCCTTACGCTTAACTTGCGATTTGAGCGTGATGGAAGTTTGAAGGACTGTTCTAGTTCTGTCAACCACCCCACCACGCCTAATTACTCGGGCATCTTGGTCGGGGAAACTACGCGCAAGATGACCCTAAACCCACACCGGGGCAGCCAGCCTGTGGGTGCGCGGCGTCAGTCGGGAAGCGCAAATGGCAACGGGGTAACCCGTGAAAAGTAGCCGACAGCGGATGGCTCCGTCAGTCATCACTCCGCACGATCCCATTGAGGCGTTCCTACGTCTCAACCGTGCGGAATCACCATCAGTCATCGGGTCGGTATGACCTTAAAGGTGAGACATGGGAGATGAAATTCTTTATCGGAAACAGGAAACCAGTCCTAAAGACATCAACCACGAGCGTAGCGAGTTTTACGACAGACAGGCTATGGCTGGGTGGGAACAATCGTTTAAGGAAGGGTCACTGCAACGGTTACGGTACTTGGATGCGGTGTTGTGCCGAGTGACCGACCCCGATGAGGTGGAGAGGCTGAAAGGTCGTGTGGGTGAACTTATCCGCGAAACTGACCCTGCTGCTATTCTCGGTGACCCGCACCTTGTAACGATGGTGCGTTGGTTGTTCAGTGAAAAAGGATTGGTGCGACTGCGTGAAAGGGCTAAACAAACGCACAAGGGTGTGGTGGCAGATATGGCTGATTCGCTGCATCAACGAGGCACGGGATGAGATACCGAGCGAGGCGGGACGCGAACGACGGTTTAATCAGTCAGGCGTTGACAGCCGCCGGGTTCGTCGTCCTCGACTACGCCTCAAACGGCGGCGTACCGGATCGTCTCGTCGTACGGAATCTGCCCGACAAAACCCCGTGGATATGCTGGGTAGAAATCAAGGTACAAAAAGGAAAATTACGCCCGAGCCAAGAAAAGTTCCAAGCGATATTTGAACCACGCGGGGAGTTTTACGTTGCGCGTGACCCCGAAGCCACGGTGCGTGAGTTGATGGAGCGGTATCTAGCCGCGATCAAACCCGAGCAGTATCGCTAAACATGAGCAGTTTGCGGTGACCCTTGTAGTGGACGATGGCCGGGTCGGGGTGCTGGGCAAGGCACTCAGGCAAGCAAGCGTAGTGCGATTCTGGCAGATACTGGACGGCGGTACGTTTGGCGTATTCTCGCAAAACCTCTTGGTCGCCGTACCAGACCCGAAACTTGTCGGGCAGGACGTTGTACATTTCCGCAAGGTCAGCCCAGATGCCCCAATCCGCCGTGATCGTGCAGCAGCCGACGAACGGGTACACCTCATCCAGCGTCTTCCCCTCGTACTCCGCATAGTCTTGACCGCGTTGGCGGATGTTGAAGATCGCCTCACGATTAAAGTCACGCCGGGTCATCGCAACGGTTCCGCGAAGCAGCGCGGCAGGGTCGATGGGATGCCGGACGATCATGTCGGTATCCATGTACATGGCAGGTTCGGTCAACCCGAGTTCCGCAAAGGCATTGGTACGCCATTGCATCAAGAACTGCCGGTTACCCTCGGTCACGAACACCCGCGATACACCCGGCACGGGCGGGGTGTTCTTGTCGCTAACCTGAATGATGGTCGCGTCGGGGTTGTGGGCGCGAATGGAAAACACCATCGCGGTGGGCTGGGCGATGTCCTCGCCTACATGAAAAAATACAAACATAGGGAAACTATATGCTGAACTTGAACCGAAGGCGACTTTCACGGGCTATCTGGGACACCCTCTTTGCCGACCTGCCCGACCTGCCGTGGCACGTTATCGAAGACTTGGAGAAGTTAGACCCTGCCCGACGCACTGGAAGTACCAACCACGCCTCCCTAATGGCCTTATGGGCGGTTATACGCTACTTCCGACCCAAGACCGTGGCCGAGGTCGGCACGTACATTGGCAAATCGACGTTTGTGCTGTCGCGGCTGGGTGCTGACGTCCATACCTGCGACATGACGCACGATTTCAAACTCCCGATTGCAACTAAGATCACGCACTACCACACAAGCAGCACCGAAATGCTTGCCAAACTAGACGGCAAGATTGACTTGCTCCACCTCGACGGGCGGTTGCAGGCGGATGATCGGGAACACCTGACGCGGCTCTGTGCCGCCGACACGATCATCACGCTTGACGACTTTGAGGGTGTCGAGAAGGGGGTATGGAACGCTATGCAGTTTGACCTGTCCAAGCGCATCCTCGTATACCCGCCCGAGCGGCAGTTGACAGAGCGATACGCGGTAGGGGATGCTACGACTGCAATAATCCTGCCCACCTTGAGGCTAACGCCGCAATGAGCCACAAAGACGCCGCTGAATTTGTAGGCGTATTGCTACACAGCAGCACGGCCACGCATTTTCTGCATTTGCAGACGGCCAGTTATGCCGCCCACAAGGCACTTGGGCATTACTACCAAAACATCGTGGACTTGGCTGACAAGTACGCGGAAGCCTATCAAGGCCATCACGGGATCATCCCGCTGGCCGACTACCCTGAAGGGTTCAAGGTACAGACCGATGCGGCCAAGTACGCCAACAGCCTGCTGACGTTCGTCAAGGGCATCCGCAAAGACCTGCCGACTGACACCGATTTGCAGAACATCATTGACGAGATCGTGGGCGAGATCGCCTCCCTTCTGTACAAGTTGGAGCGGTTCAAGTGAACAAACCCGGTCTGTATGCCAATATTCTCGCCAAACAAGAGCGCATCAAGGCGGGCAGTGGCGAGCGTATGCGTAAGCCCGGCCAACCCGGCGCACCGACAGCCAAGGCGTTCCGTGAGAGCGCCAAGACGGCCAAGAAAGAAAACAAATGAGCGCGGCTTGGACACGCAAAGAGGGGCAAAATGCCAAGGGCGGACTGAACGCCAAGGGTCGTGCCTCGTACAAGGCCGAAACAGGCGGGACACTCAAGCCCCCGGTCAAGGCTGGCGACAACCCACGCCGAGCCTCTTTTCTCGCCCGCATGGGCAATATGCCGGGGCCGATGGCGAAGAACGGCGAGCCTACCCGCCTCGCCCTCGCACTCAAGGCGTGGGGCGCGTCCAGCAAGGAGGACGCAAAGGCTAAGGCACGAGCCATCAGCGCGAGGAACAAATAATGGCCGTTGACCGTCAACGCTTAGCCGCAGCACTTGCCTACGAGCAGCAACGACGGCGCATGATGGAATCCGTGCCGACCGTGGGTAACTTACCGCCCGCCCAACCGGCTCGCCGTAGCCTACGCACCGACCTAGAGAACCTGTCATCGGGCATCGGTCAAGGCATCGTCAACCAGATGGAAGGCGTCAAAGGGCTAATAACCGACCCCGTAGGCACCGCTAAAGGCGCATACGAGGGCGTGAAGGGCATTGTGCGCGACCCGTCCGTACTTGCTGACGCATTGCGCTACACCGCCGACAAAGCCATGAGCGGCCCGTTAGGCGCAGGCGAAGTGGTAGGCGAGATGGTCGGGCCGATGCGCGGCAAGCCTACGATGGCCGAAATTGACGTTTACCACGGTAGCCCGCATCGCTTTGAAGAATTTGACGCCAGCAAGATTGGCACGGGCGAGGGCGCACAGGCGTATGGGCATGGCATTTACCTTGCGGAAAATCCCGAAGTTGCCCGAGGATACAAAAAAGATTTGTCTGGATTTGATGAACCGTTTTTGCAATTTGGCAAAACAAAAATTGCAGGCCAGCAATTGTCAGACATTGATTTAGAAACTTTTAAATTTTTGGAAAAAGGTAAACGAAACGCGGGCCAATTTCCGCACAATACTGTTTATTACGCAAAACAAGCCGCAAAAGACAATCCGGCTGTTTTGGCGCGGTTAGAAGAAATGGGCCGTGATGTTAAATTTGGGTTTGAAAAGAATCGCGGCAACCTCTACAAAGCCGACCTACCCGACGAAATGGTAGATCGGATGCTGGATTGGGATAAGCCGTTAAGTGAGCAAAGCGACTTTGTGAAGAAAACACTCGGCGTTACAGAAGGGTATTTTGCTGTGCCATTGTCTAGCGGCGAAAAAATGTACGCACATGGTAAAAGCATGGCAGGCGTAGATTTGATCAATGAACTAACGTCTTTGATGGGTGAAGGCAACAAAGCAGCCGCGTCAGAGTATCTGAAATCAAAAGGCATCCCCGGCATCCGATACCTAGACGCAGGCAGCCGAGGACAAGGCGGCAGCGGTACACGCAACTTTGTTGTGTTTCCCGGCGAAGAAAAGAAGGTCAAGATTCTTAAACGAGAGTAAGACGCCCACCGCCTCTGCATCAATGTACGCGGTGGCTATCTCAAACGATTGTTGCACGGAATAAACAATAGCCATATATTCACAACGCTATGCCAGCAGGACGACCTAAAGGTAGCCCAAACAAGTCCACCGCCGTGGCACGAGAGGCTATTGCACGGTTCGTAGACGGCAATGCAGACCGCTTACAAGGGTGGCTAGATCAGATCGCAGAGGAGAAGGGGCCACAGGCTGCCTTTGAGTGTTTCAGCACCCTGCTGGAATACCACGTTCCCAAACTCGCCCGCCAAGAGATCACAGGCAAGGACAACGGCCCGGTCAAGGTACAGATCGGATGGATGGCTCCCGAATAATCCTGCCCTACCGCCCACGCAAGGCGTTCATGCCGTTCCATGAGCGCACCAAACGCTGGGCTTGCCTCGTAGCGCACCGCCGCGCAGGTAAGACCGTTGCCGCCGTCAACGACATGATCCGCGCTGCTGCGATGTACCAGCAGCCCTACGGACTATTCGGCTACGTTGCCCCCTATCG